AGCTGATACTTACTAGCCTGATCAATATTGTAGATAGCGATGGCGGCAGCCAAAACATGATCATCGTGATGGCCCGGCGCCGCTTCCGGCTTACCGCGATCATTTATGATGAAAGTCTTGAGCTCTTTTAATACATCAATATCAGGAATATCAAAGTTTTCATCGATCAATTCAGATGCCATGTGGTCAATGATGGTCTTTCGGGTAATTTTATCGGTCGACCAGCCAAAGCTTTTTTCAACCATACCCATGGAATCATTATATTTTCTTCGGCGATACACGCTTAACCCCATCTCCAGCAAATATTTTAACAACGCCAAACCGGAATTGTTTACTTCAGGCACGACAAAAGCATTCCCATACCACCGGGCAGCACCTTCAACCTCATGAGCAAGGATTCCTATATCTAAACGGCTATGATGTAATGCGACCAAGCGAGGAACATGCCAGTCACCATGCCAGTCTTCAAAGGGTGCCTTCCATACTTGCACAGAGTGAAAATCTGGATCCGCCGCTAAACCCTGCATTTGCTGATCTTCTCCGGTACATGTGTCGACAGATATAATATAACGGGAGTCGTATTCAGGTTCTTCGTATACTTTCCACATACCACCTTTGTCAGGTGTAAAACTGCCCGATCTCCCATCATTCTGGACGCTCATGGTACCAGTTTTAAATTTTATCTTTTCCGCAGCCTTCATCATGTTTTCCACATTCGCCACATGAAAACGCGGGCGGGAGGACATTAAGAAACATTCATCAGGATCACTCGGATATTCCTGACGGAATTTGCTGATATCACCATTACATTTGTCCTGAAGAACACGGCGACGCCAATGAAGTTGTTCATAATTTACACCGAATCGCTCCATTTCGGACTTCTCATCCTCAGTCATCGTGTCGATAAAATCCTGTTTCATCGACTCGTTCTCAAAAGGTGTCGATGAATCATCAAATTCATACCATGCCGCAAAGATCTTAGCCCATTCATTGTCCTGAACCCAGGTACGATAGAACCAGCCGTTTGGACCGTTCGGGGTGGAATCAGCCACAACCAAGGATATATTATCCCCGTCATATAATGATTGAAGATATCCCAAAGCAGGATCCCGCTCACCCTGCATAGGCCAAAATGCAACCTCTGTCATATTGCCAACCTGGATGGTACCGGATCGACCCGCGTTTTTGGAACCTGCGGTTTCCTTTCCGTAATTACTACGGCTTTTTAATTTGATCAAATCCGCAAGGCTACCACCCTCGGCCAAAGACCCTCCGCTTTCGTCCCATGGAAAAAGGTCGTATTCCGCATATCGGCGGTAAATTTCAAAAACCTTATCACTGGTGCCACTAATGTCACCCATCAGACTACCACTCAAATTCTCATGCTTGCGCATATGGTGATATGTCAATGCCTGTGCGCAGGTACTCGCACCCTTTTGCCGAGGTTTCAAGATGATCATCTTGCACGGCTTATCCTCAATCTGACATTTTCGGTAATGGGCAAACATCCGCTTTTGAAGCGTGTTCGGTACCGGCTTTATATCCCTGCCCCGCTTGTCCTTGATGACTCCAAAGGTGCTAAACCACACCTCGGGATCTATACGGATTAAGTCTTGAAGTTGATCGGAGCTTTCCATTAGCACTTCCAGCGACGGCGGGCGGCTTTGCCCCTCTCGCCAGTCCAGCTTTTGGACCGGGCACAAAATGCTTTGCGTCGCTTAGCAGCCTTGCTTCCAGGTTTTACCTTACCGGTGACAGCGGTCTTGAGCTTGGAGCCGGGATTAGCACGACGATATGCGGCGACACCTTTTTTGGTCATACCCGCACCAGCCTTGACAGTCCTGTAATTAGCTCCTTTACCCTTAGTCGTCTTCCGTATGGGTTTACTAGGCTTTCTCTTTGTAGGCATTATTTCTTACCTCTCTTTCGGATTGATGATGTTCGTTTTCCCATACCGACACGCTTTTTTTCAGCGACGACAGCTTTCTTTCGTTTGCCGACGCCTTTCCAGGTGACGGGGGTCTTAGATGAAACTTTTTTGCTCGGACGGCACTTCTTGACACCCTTGTTTTTCGAAGATCCGCACGGGTTCCCTTTTTCGTCCTTCCATTTTTCTTTGAACCAACGCTTCAATGCCGCGCCCTTCGCTGTCTTTCGAACCGCCATCTTTACTTCTTCCTTCCAGCGCCTTTCTTTCGGCACTTGGCAATAGCCCCGCTCGCATACGCGCTCGGAAATACCTTGTAGCTCGCTTTTACTTTTTGATAACAAGCGTCTTTCTTGGTCTTTGTAGAACTAGACTTTTTTGCTGGTTTCTTTTTTCTTGCCGGCATGGTTTAATTTATGTGCGATTATTCGACGGATCCGGAGCGATTCGTCCGAATTTATAAATTTTATGTGCTCCAGGCTGTGCATCACTCGTCCTCCTCCTCCTCCATCTCGAAGTCAGCTTCAAACTCTACATCCGTAGTGCAAAACCTATCGGTTACAGCCAATGCAATCTCAGCCATTTCATGGTCCTCTAAGTCAGACTCCTCCCACCACCGGACAAATACCGATGCTAATTCTCGTTCGAACTTTTGCGCTGGTCCAAGGTCTTTGGTCATAATGATCCGCCTTTCAGGCTTGCGGCGGGAGATACACCTGTTCCAGGTTTAGTGCTGTAAAAGATGTGGTCTTTATACTGTCCTAGCTTTCTTATTTTTGGGCTTTTGGACCATGACGGAGATACTTTATCAGTATGGTAGTGATCTGCGTCCTTAAATTCATTCAAATGCTCTGGTAGGTCTTCCTCTGCAACTTCGTAAGCCTGTAAAAACTGAGAATCGTTGGAATCTAAACTCAAAGACTCCATATAGGGCCGATTAGAGTCGTCTTTATTCCATGCACTGAACTGTTTGGGCTGTCGGGTGACTTCTTCGATGGTTCCCGGCCACTTTTTGTCGGCCGCTCGATTCTTTATGGTCTGCATAATCAGACGCATACCGTCTAAACCCTGGTTTCTGCCCTCGCCTGCTGCGGTTCTGCTAAGTTCTAACCGTTCTGCATCTACCAAACTGTCTAAAGTCTGGGTTTCTAGCGGATTTACATCGTCTTCGTTGTAAGCATCAACAACTCGACGAGGTTCAGAGGTCACAAAATACTCTTCATACCGCTTATCCATCGTTTTCGATCTCCATCGGCACTTCTTTTACCGATTCAGCGTAAACATCGATAATTTCGTTCAAATCCATGCCTGAAGTACGAAATCTAGCCATGATATCAGCAGGAGTTGCGGCTTTTGAGGCTTCGTTATTGACCGTAATTTCCGCTCTAGTGGCGGGTTTACCAAAACCGTACTCTAACATGAGTTTTGCGGCGGCAATACGAACGGTGTGGCAAGGGGTTTCGGCGTATTCCACACCTCTTTCTCCATCTGCACGGTTTCTCCGGACGGTTTGATTAGCTTTTAACCCTTCTCGAAGTGCATTCATAGCCATTTCAAAATCATCATCGTGAATGAATTTATGAACATCTTCTCTTAATCGTGTGATTTGCTTATTACCCATGTCGTAAAGGAGTCCTCATTGATATACAGAGTACAATTTCGGTACCCCCCTTACCACCGGTTGGGGGTACTAGAAAACATCAACGAAAGAGAGCTCTTTGCCGGATATACCAGGCGAATATTCTATTCTAGCGGTCATAAACCAGTATTTAATCAACCGCTTTGCATTTTGCCTGATATATCAAGCCCCCCAAGGATCCTTTTTTATTTCTGTGATTGATAGGCGATTGCGAGTGGTAGTGATAGTGGTACCCGGGCGGAGGTGGGGGGTAGCCCCACTGTAGGCTGTGTGCCGGTGTCAATAGCGGTCACAATCGCAAGGTTAGTTGCAAAGCAGTCACATCGTGATGGGGCTGGTGTAGCAAGTAACCTAGAGTCAACGACTTAGGGGCGGTGGCATACTAGATTCCGAATCTGGTTACTGATTAGGAGATTAAGCGGGCCGAAATGGAACATTTCGCGTCCCTTGATCCCTGAGAAGCATCAGATAGAATTTTGTGTGGCAGTGGCCTTAAGTCAACGGTTTGACTCGGAGCAAAAAAAGGGAGACAGGCCTTGGCCTGCCTCCGTTTTGTTGTGATTTTAGACTGCGAACTTAGCTTGAATTACATTCGAGTAAGTTTTGCCGTCTTTGTTGGAGACTTCATCCTTAAGGGTGATGTCTGCAGTTGTTGAATGCGTTATCTTAGAGATAATGTCTTCAACTTGTTGAACGTTAGTTGCTTTGTGGCCTTCGGCTACAACGTATTTAAGCGTTCTTTCGGGCGTAGCACGAGTAGGTATGACGCAAGTCTTACCGTTTTTTTCTAAGCGAATGTTGCCGTCATCGTAGATGTCGGTAACGATTGCTTTTTTGTAAGAACCAGCTTCAAGCTTTGCTTTAGGTTGGTTTGATGCGAATGGATTAGTATAAGTCATGATGTATTATTTTTTGTAGTTAGTAAGAGAGAACTGTTCTCTCTGTTCACTGAATGAAATGAGGAAATGAACTAACTTTAGAAGAGAAGAGCTTAAATGATAGTATGCTAGCGGACGGCATTGACTCGGTATAAAAAAAGCCCCGTCAGCGGATGAGGCTGACGAGGCGTGGTCATTGTACTAACTACTGAACAAAAGAGGTTATATTAATTTTCGTTAGTTTGTGGGAATAGCATATCAGTTACAATGTCTAGTGTGTCCCAAGATACGCCATAGTTGGCGTCATGGTTACGCAATACTTCATCTAATACTTCTCTTGCTTGTTTTTTAGTTAGGATAATGTCGCGGCTGGCGGATGTACTAATTACATCATCAATAGTCCAATATAGTGCGATTGTATTTTCGTCGTGCCATTTCATGAGTTAAGATTTTTGTTGGTTTAATATTGTACGGCTGATCCTGATTCTTTTTCTTTTTCGTTATCTGGATGTTCTAGAATATCTTTTCGCATATTTTCTACTGTGTAATCACCATTTGCTAAGTCTACGAATGTTTCTACGATACCGCTGAATGACCAGTCAGGATCGCCAAGCCATTCAATTATTTGTTGTTCTGTAAATGTATTATTCATGATTGATTAGTATTTAGCATAGTTTTTCTTTTTTGTGCGTCATCGTATGTATTCTCTTTCTTTAAGGTAATCTTCGAAGTCTTTTTCGAATCCGGTTAGCCAGGTTGGTGATGATAGTGCGTGAGCCATTTCTTCGCAT